GCAAGAAGAATATCGTATGCAAGTACCTAAAGAGGGACTTAAATTAACTGAAGAAGAACAAGAATTAATCAAATTATATAATCTGGACTATGAACAAGTAGTCTGGCGTAGAAACAAAATTGTAGATTTATCCAGTGGTGGGATTAATGGTGAGAAAGCCTTTAATCAGGAATATCCATTTACTGCAAATGAAGCGTTTTTAGCTTCAAAAGAAGATGAAGTTTTTATTGAGTCTGACTTGGTACGCAGTGCGCGCAGGGCGGATGGCGTGCAAGAGACAGGCGGATTGTTTGTGGGTGTCGACCCCGCAAGATTCGGAGATGACCGAACCGCTATTATTAGGCGTAAGGGTCGGGTGGCTTACAAGCTACAATACTATGTCAAAAAAGACACTATGGAAGTAACAGGACTGGTACATAAAATCATCAAGGATGAGAAGCCAGAGAGAGTGTTTGTGGATGTAGGGGGATTAGGCGCGGGTATTGTCGATAGATTAAGGGAATTAGGATATTATGATATAGTAATTCCTGTTAATGGTGGTGAAAAACCATTAGAACCTGACAAATATCTTAATAAACGTGCAGAAATGTGGGGCGAAATGAAAGAATGGTTACGAGATACACCAACAAAAATACCTGATGACAACACACTACACACGGATTTGTGTTCTTTGTTATATAAATTTGATAGCAAAACGAGACTTGTTTTAGAAAGTAAAGCAGACATGAAGAAAAGAGGGCTTTCTTCGCCTGATGGTGGAGACGCTTTAGGCTTAACTTTTGCCTACCCAAGAGCTTCTTCTTCTCAGTTAAGAGATAAAAAAATAGAATTATCTACGCGCTGGATTGTTTAATAAAAAAAACGGAGTTTTGTTATGAACAAGGGGAAGGGTGGTAATTATTCTAACCTGAAACATTTTCAACAGGATGATGAAGGAAATATACTTCAATGTCCTCAATGTAAATCAACACATTTAATAAAACAGGGTAATGACGGCAGACCCTACTCACCACAACGCTATAAATGCAAAGATTGTGGTAGAAAAAGCTGTAATCCTATTGTTTCAACCGAATATGAAATAGACCAACAGTTAATTTCTTCAGAACGCTCTGTAGAAGAACTTATTGCTCATCGTGAAGCTGAGTTTGAACGCATGGAGAGGTCGGAACAAAGCAAAGATTTTATAAATATAAAAATTCGCGATAAAAAACCGATAGGTTTATATGTGATGGGCGACCCACACATTGATAATCCAGGTACAGACATCACTCAGATGATGGAACATATCAAGATTGTCAATGAGACGGAAGGATTGTACGCATGTAATGTCGGTGATATGCACGATAACTGGGCGAGGCGTACAAAGTTAGAAGGTTTATACGCAAAAGGAACTGTAACTTCCGATGAAGCATGGAAATTGGTTGAATGGTTGTGTAAAAGTCTCAACTGGGTCTTTATTGTGGGTGGGAACCATGATGTCTGGTCAGGAGATGGCAGACGCGACCCGTTACAATGGATGACAAAACCCTTAAAGGTAATTTATCAACCCTATTCGATTAGAATATGTCTAAACTTACCCAAACATAAGATAAGAGTCCATTGTGCACATAGTTTTAAGGGGGCTTCAATCTATAATTCTGCCCATGCTTTAGTAAGAGAGGCAATTTGGGGTTTCAAAGACCATCTATTACTAGCAGGACATCGCCATATTAGTGGCTATATGCCCCTTGTAGACCCTAATTCACGGGTTGTGCAGCATTGTGTCCAGGTAGGTTCATATAAAAAATATGATGACTACGCAAAAGAGAATATGTTTCATAATAAAATGAAATCTCCATGCGCTGTCGCAGTATTTAACACAAAACTAGATGAAACACACCCTGATTTTATTAAAATATTTTGGCAAGTAAAGGAAGGAGCAGACTATCTAAAATATTTACGAGCAGAGCACAATGGAAAGAAAAAATGAAAAAAATAATTCTTATACTCGCGTTAGCGGGTATGGTAGGTGGGTGCTCTCATTTTCAAAACACAATTAAACCGAATTTATTGTACGAAAAAGGCATGAAGTTTCGTGTTGACCAAGATATTGCAGCGTGTCTTAGAATATATAGTCATAATCAAATGAAACGTGGTTAGTTAAGATGTTATGTTGTTCCGCCAGATGCGTTGGAACTATGGATGTCAAGAACGCTACAGATACATACAGTACATGACTACAATCGTTTTTAAGGATGGTATGCTGGCTTGTGATTCGCTAGTAGTTGATGGAAATCAAAAACTATTAGCTCCTGCACAAAAAATATTCAAGGTAAAACATTTGGTTGCTGCTATATGCGGTGATTATGAGCAAGCCTGTGATGCAGCCATGTATTTGTTAAATACAGAGCTTAAAAAACATTACGTTAAACCAAAAAACCCAGATTTTGAAGTTTGGGTATTCAATAAGGAAACTCATGAAAGCAAAACTTATAGAAATCAAGTCAAAACTGGTCATGAAATTCAAAGCCCTTGTTCAATGGGTTCGGGAAGTGATTTTGCGATGGGCGCGCTATTGTCTGGGGTTTGTTGTAAGAGGGCTATCGAGATTGCAGCAACTCTTGACACAACTACGGACAAAAATATCAGAGTGGTGAGATTATGGAAATTACAAAACAAGAAATACAAAAAATAAAAGAGGATATACATAAGCTAAACGCTTGTATTCAATGGCTATTGTATAAAGATGAAATGAAAGACGAGAATCTTTGGAAAGCATTAGAAGAAATTAATAAATCAGATGGCACAATAACATTCGAATCTGACTTTGAACCCAATTAGGAGATTACTATGTCTGATATAGACGAAATGATTGCTCAACAAACGGCACTTGCGCAAAAACGTAGAGGCAAAATACACAAACCTCAAGAAAAGAAACAAGAAAATATTGAGACTGAAGTAATAGAAGTTCTAAAAGAAGACGCTAAATATAGAAAATAGGAGATTACTATGCCAGTTGTAGGCGGTAAACACTATGCTTATACCCCAAAAGGTAAAGCACAAGCGAAAAAAGCGAAAAAACGCTTAGTCAAAAAGATGCGAAAGAGGAAAAATGGAAGATAAAGAATTAAAAGCATTACTGCAATCTAAAATCCATCATGCGATGGGTTTTCTAGGCGGAGAGTTATCAGCAGAAAGACAACAAAACCTAGATTATTATTTAGGTGAGCGTTTTGGAAATGAAGAAGAAGGTCATTCTACCTATGTTTCAAGGGATGTAGAGGAAATTATTGAATGGACAATGCCAGCTTTGACCAGAATATTCTTATCAGGCCAAAATGTAGCTGTATTTGAGCCAGTATCTCCAGAAGACGAACAGGCTGCACAACAAGAAACAGATTATGTTAATCACGTTATTTTTAAAGAAAATGATGGCTTCTTGGTGTTTTATGACTGGTTTAAGGATGCCTTAATCAGTAAAAACGCTTATGTTAAGGTCTGGTGGGACGATTCCACAAAGATAACTTCTGAATCTTATGAAAATCTTACCGATATGGATTTAGCTGTTCTTGATGATGATGAAGAATTAGAAGCTGTAGAGCAAGAAGCTATAACAAATATTGTTATTGACGAGCAGGGTATGGAAGTTGAGGAAACTCGCTACAATGTAAAATATAGACGTACTTCCGTGAAGGGTAAATTAACAATTAAACCATTACCACCAGAAGAAGTATTAATAGATGCTAGTTTAGAGAGTCTTAATCTTGATGAAGCTAATTTTGTAGCTCATCGTGTAAAGAAAACTGTTGGTGAATTAATTGCGATGGGTTTCGATGCCAAAGTTGTAGATAACATATCTTCTGATTCTGATGGAGATTATAACGATGAACGTGTTAATCGCAGAAAACTTGCTGATGAATTTATAACAGACGATGTTTCATCTGGTGATGAAACAAGCAGAGCTATATGGTTATACGAGTGTTACATTCGTGTTGATTATGATTATGATGATTACCCAGAACTAAGGCGTGTTTTATTAGCTGGTGATACCATACTTGAAAACGAGGAAACAGACCATATACCTATAGTTGCGTTATCACCTTATCGCATACCACACAAACATATTGGTTTATCACAAGTTGATTTAGTCAAAGATTTGCAATTAGTCAAATCTACACTAATGAGACAAACACTTGACAATCTTTATAAGGTCAACAACCCACGCCAAGTTATCAAACGCGGTGGTGTAAACTTGGATGACTTGTTGTCAGATGTACCAGGACACCCTATTCGTGTAGATGATGTAGGTAATATACAAAACGAACCTATACAGCCTGTTATTAATCATTCTATAGCTGCTATACAGTTTATTGATGAAATTAAAGAAAGAAGAACGGGTGTATCTCGTCTTAACATGGGGGCTAACCCAGATATATTAGCTAAAAGCACTAGAGGTGCTTTTATGGGTGCGATGGAGCAAGCTAATCAAATTATAGAAATGATTGCCAGAATGTTTGCTGAAACAGGGGTTAGATGGTTGATGCGTAAGACACATGAACTTTTAATTAAGCACCATGACGATGAAAAGATTGTTAAATTAAGAGGTCAATGGATGCCTATAAATCCTAAAGAATGGAAAGACAGAACCGACATGACTATTGTTGTTGGTACTGGTACTGCTAATGATGAACAAAAATTAAATAATATGATAAACATTATGCAGGTACAGGAAAGAATAATAGGTGCAGGTGGCGAGGGACGGCTTGTTAGCGAACAAAATATTTATAATGCAGCACGCACAATGGCGGAAGCAGGGCAGTTAAAGGATGCAGATTTGTATTTTACTAATCCGCAAATGTTACCACCGCCAGAACCAGACCCGCAAGCAAACATTAATGCTCAAATAATACAGTTACAATCAGCACTTGGTCAGGCACAAATTCAAATGGAAGCTCAAAAGACTGAGATTGCAGCGATGAAGAATCAAACTGATGCCCAACTAAAAGCTGCTAAACAAGAGCAAGATTTCAAAGTTAAGATGGACAGAATTGCAAATAGTCAAGCAGAACATATTAGTAACATGGAGCAACGTCAAAGAGAACATGACGACAAGATTGCTACTAAATTAACAGAATTAGAATTAGAGCACGAGAAAGATGTACCTGGTTCTGTAGTATAAAATTATAAAAGGGGAATAATATGGATGAAATTGAACAACAAGAGTTGGTGAGTCGTGGGGTAGCAGCACAAGAGTTGCTAGATAATGAGTTATTTCAGGATGCTTTTAACACAGTCAAACTACAAGTTGTAGAAGCTATTGAAAGTTGTCCTGTAGATGACCCAAAGTTTGCGGTTAATTTAACCCTTTCTTTACAGATTCTAAAGCGTGTTAGAGGGGCTGTAGAACGTCATGTAGAGACAGGAAAGGTCGCTAAACATTGGATAGGTAAAATGAACCAACAACAATAGGAGTAACAAATGGCTGATGCAACCCAAGACACAACTCAAGTGCAAACGCAGGACATCATCGAAGATACAAACAGTTTAGCTTCTGCTGTTTCTGCATTTGATAATTTACTGGCAGTCGAAAGTGGCGATGTAGAGCCACCCAAGAAAGCCAAAGCAGAAGAAGAAACATCAGAAGAACCCGCAGAAACCGAAGAATTAGAAGCAACAGACTCAGAAGATGAGCAAACTGAAGCTGAAGAAGAAGC